TATTAGACCGTATCAGAGAGCGCTTGGGCGTTCCTGTTACTATCAATAGTGGTTACCGTTGCCCTGAACATAACGAGGAAGTAGGGGGCGTGCCTAATTCTCAACATGTAGAGGGGACAGCAGCCGACATTACATATGATGGCATTGATGTTGATTATCTTGCACAGATTGCCGAAGAATGTGGTGCCGACGGAATTGGTTGCTATTACTATCAAAACTTCGTGCATGTTGATGTAAGGGGCTATGCAGCACGTTGGAATGATCTTAACTAAATAAAGGGGCTGTATATGTATGAGAAATTCAAAAACTACTTCTATGCGTTTAAATCTCAGATTACTATTAAGCGGCTTATTATTGGTTGTGGTTGTTTTTTGCTCCTCATTGGTGCATGCCAACTCATTGACGGCTACTTCACCGCAAGAGGAAACTATCAACGTGCCATTGACAAGTTGGAACGAACTCAAAGGGAACTTGATACAAGCCGACGCCTTAATCAAGAGCTCAAACTTGTCATTGAACGAGGCTCAGACCTTAACCGTCAAGCAAGCGACCGAATTGAACGAATTGAAGATTATCAACGAAGAACGGAGCAAGGAATTAGCCGAGCTCAAAACTATCAACGAGAAACAGGGGCAAGAGTTGGAGAAAGCATCGGAATTAATAACCGAGCAGGCGAGCTCATTGGAAACAGCCTCCGTATCATTGAACGAGTTGAAAGCGGAAATAAAGAACAATAAACTAACAGAACAAAGGTTACGCCGGCAACGTGATACATGGGCAATTAGTAATGCTGCATTATTCCTTGCAGGTGTATTGCGTAGATAGACGGAGGTGATCCAATATCTCCCTACCATATGAGGGCGGACATATGAAGTGATTAAATTAATAAGGCCTATCATGTTAGTATTTATAAGTACTTTCGTGATAGGCCCTTATTTAGTTTCTGCTTGCACTATTATTAATAATTCTTTATTATATTCTTAAATAAACTAAAAGTTTGTAAAGGAGGATTGATATTATGAATTTTGAAATATATTGTCCTGTTGTTGAAGCTTTTCCTCAAATAGGGAGCCTCAATGAGCAGAAGTCTGGCAGTGTTATCGGTGTGATTGAGATGGCGAAAAATGTGCCTAGCGGTGACGGAAGAGTTTATGAAATTTGTAAAATCGAATATAGCGATAAAAGTTATCAGCTGATGGCGATTGAGATGTAGATATTTGACATCATTTTGACATCAATTTATTAAAAAATATACTGAAATATAGTTAAATGTGAGAATATAAAATGCAGTAAAATACTGTGTTTATAGGGTTTGTCCGCAGTCAAATAATTAACTCTTAATCAGGGTGTCCAGGGTTCGAACCCCTGGTGGTCCACCAAATAAACCCGCACTGCTGTGCGGGTTTTTCTTTTGACATCATTTTTATCAGGGTACCTTTTGACATCATTTTGACATCAATTAGAATATGTTTGAAATCTTTTCTACCACGTCTGCTTCCATAATAGGAGTTACATGAGAGTAGGTATCCATCGTTTGTTGATACGAGGAGTGGCCGAGCCTCATTTGTACAACTTTAAAGTTTACGCCTGCTTCTAATAATAAGGTAGCATGGGTATGACGAGTATCATGCATCGTAAAGTCAGGCCTACCTATTGCAGTAGCAAACTTTTTACATTTTAGAGAAACCTTAGCCGGATCACGAGGGTTTCCGAACTTGCCAGGGAACACGAGATTGTTATTTCTCCAGTTCGTTGCTTTTAGTCTTCGTTTGTCGACGCATACACGAAGTTTTAGAAGCTCTGCGATAGTTTTCTCGTCGAGTGAGATAGAACGCCTAGACGAGCTATTTTTAGTTGTTTTAGAGATAGTCGTGACTTCGTTGATACGTAATACGGTTTGGTTAACGGTTAGAGTTTTTTGTTTAAAGTTGATATCGTCCCAGGTTAAGCCGAGTATCTCGCTACGGCGTAAGCCTGTAGTAAATGCTAGCTTAAATAGGGCGTGCCATTCGACATCATCGATTTGCTCAAGAAAGGTTTCTACTTCTTCTT